AGGAAATATACCAGAGTGCGGATATAAGTGTTGTCCCAACACGTGCCAGTGAAGGATTAAGTTGAGCCTGCTGGAAAGCATGGCCTGCGGGTTGCCCGTGATAACAACGCCGGTTGGCGGTTTGGGCGATGCCATTATAGATGGCTATAACGGTCTTATCTACGACCCGAATCACGACGATTTGACCGGTTATATCCAATATTTAGCGGAAAATGAGGATTTAAGGCGCAAATTTGGCGAAAGAAGCAGAGAGATTGCTGTAACCTGTTTTGATATTGAGTTATGGAAGAAACGGTGGAGAAACTTGATAAAAATGTTTGAATGACAATAAGGAACGGCGGCCATTACTGACCGCCGTTTTCCGTACCTTGCCTCGCCCGGCCCAACCATGCCTGACCATGCCTCGCCAAACCCAACCTCGCCTCGCCGCACCATGTATTTAAGGTTAGTCTAACACAAAATCAAGGGCTAGGCAAGGTAAAATCTGGCGTGCGCAGTGGCGAGAATTGATAAGGAGGTTTGCCTGATGTCCTTTAACTGTCCGCATTTCATTGAGGAATTCAAGGATTACATCAAAAAGCTGGGCGTGAAATCCGCTCTCGAAGTAGGTTGCTTCTCCGGCGAACTAAAAGACGCCGTTGGTGCGGACGGTATCGACATTGAACCGCAGAGGGACGATGTTATCAAAGCCGACATCCGGGAGTTTAAGCCGAAGAAGAAATATGACCTCGTTTTCAGTTCCAGCCTGATCGAACATTACTCTCCTGCTGAGGCCGTGGAAATCCTCAGAGTGATGGCCGAAGTAAGCAGGAAGTACGTCCTTACCTACGTTCCGAACACGGGATGCGTGGCCTACAAAAATGCGAAGGCCAGGACTACCGCCTCGTGGAAAGACGAGTTGGATTACACGAAAGAGGAGTTGGCAATCCTCCACGAAAACGCCGGACTGAAAGTCCTCGAAACGGGCTATGCAGGCAAAGAATGGGCGAAGCGGTTTGGCCCGGAGGAATCGGAACCTTATCTTGTCTATTGTTTGGCAAAGAAGGTGGTCTAGATGGCCTTCTGGCATAAGTGGTTTGCCCGCAACAGGGGCGAACCGGTAGCGATTCCCACCGGCAGGATGACGCAGATTTCCGCCGCTTCTTATTCCGTGCTTTCGCCGTACCGTTCCCGGACGACGCAGATTCTCGAAACCCTGCGGGCGATACCAGACGAAGCGCAGGCTATTGATTTCCTGCGCAGGGTTACGCCGGACGTTTCGATGGCCGTCTGGAACTTCGTCCGGCTGGCGAACCAGGGCCACGAGATGCACTTCTACGACATCCGGGAGAAGAACAGGCGGTTGCCACGGCGGAAGCGAAGTGGCGGGAATTTGCCGAGCGGGTGAACGAGACGAGTAATGCCGGCCTGGACGGACTGATCGACATCCTGCACCAATCGGCTTTCCTTCGGGGAGCAATGGCCGTTGAAGTGGAGTAAACAGCGACCGGACGGATATAGTGGACCATTTACCCTGTCATCCCGCAAACTATCTACTGGTACATCGAGGAGCGCAACGGGCACAAGGTGTGGATACCCTACCAGCAGATAGGCATGAACAAGGTATCCCTGGAGCCGGGCAAGGCAAACTTCTTCTGGGTGCCGACCGACCCGGATATAGACGACCCGAGAGGGAACCTAGTTCTTACTCCTGTTCTCCAGGCGGTTGATTTTCAGTTGCAAATTCTTCAGGACTTGGCCGCCGTGCTACACCATCAGGGCTGGTCCAGAAACGACATCTCCATCAACCTTGAACGGCTGATGAAGATTATGCCTGCCGATGTGCGGTCAAGTGCCGTCAAGCAGAGGGAATGGCTGCAGCAGAAATGGAACGAAGTGGTTAACGCCTTCAAGAACCTGGAACCGGACAGTGATTACATTCACTTTGATGATGTGACCGTAACCCTTGCGCCTGGAGCAAATGCCGGACGTGGATTGGACGTGCGGGCGGTTGCCGAGCTGGTGGACACGCAGGTATTGAATGGTATAAAGCAACTTGGGACGTTCGTTAATAGGCATACAGGCCGGACGGAAACATATTCGACCGTGGAAATGAAAATTCTAGTGCAGGGAATAACATCTGCTCAACGCGGGAGTAAGCGATTAATGGAGGAAATAGCCCGTCTTTGGCTGAGAGTAAACGGGATGCAAGGGATTCCTGTTTTTACTCATAATCCCGTTGAATGGCAAAGCCTGATCGACAAATGGACGGTAGCTTTGATGGAGGAACAATATTACGCAAATGCCCAAGGACTGGGTTGGATTTCCGCAGATGAAGCTGCAGGCTGTGTTTTAGGAAAAGAAAAAGCACATACGGAAGTACCAACTGACCAGATACCGATTAAGTTTGAAAAATTTGTTGCTGGAGGTGATCCAATTGTTCCCCAGGACAACGGCACGAATAGATTACAGCAACCAAAAGGTGGTAATATCGTGCAGATGCCCAACCTACGGCAAGGTCATGATAAAGGTTGATGAATACAATTACATTTGTTGCCAATGTTGCAATAGTGTTTGTTTGCCGATAAAGACATTCCGGGAAGGGGGTGAACTAAATGGCCGTAGTACCGTTTAAGCATTTTCCGCTTGCGGATCGGGGCGTTTCCTGGTCATTTTCTGGCGAGGACGGCAACCGCCTGATTGAGCGCGGCGGCTGGTCTTTGTTCAAGCAGGTACATACCTGGTTTGACGATTCCGAAGGGAGCACGCCGGAGGTAAAATCCGCCTACAAACTCCCCCATCACAAAGAAATTGACGATGAAGTTAAGACGGTATGGCGGGGAGTAACGGCGGCAATGGCCAGGCTGATGCAGGAAAGAACACAGATCCCTGAAGATGACCGAAGGGGTTGCTATAACCACCTAAGCAGGCACTACCGCGAGTTTGACGAAGAACCGCCGGAGTATGGGCGCTATTCCGATGAGGAAATCGCCGAATGGCTGGCTAGGTGGGGTTACAGCGAAGAGGAAGCAAGGGAATTGCTGAAGGAAAACAAACAGTATTCTCGAACCTTCGGCAAGCCTACCCCATCCCAACTCGAAAAAATCAATGCCTTAGCCAAAAGACCCCTTTCTCCCGAAGAGGTCTTTACTTTTTCGGCCAAGATGGTCGGCGATGCGATGATTAAACATCCCTGGCCGGTGAAACTTCACAAATCCCTGCTGGAAGTGTTTAAGAAGGATACACTCTCTGGCGTGGCCTTCATGCTTGACCATCCGTGGGCCGGATCCGGCAGGCCGAAGCCCGCTTATCCCTTCGGCAGGACATATGATGCCGTTCTGAAGAAGGGTGATGGCGAAGGCGAGAGCTGGGCGCTTTACGGCGATGTCTACATTGTCCGGGGCAAGGAGCTGGACGGCGTTTCCACGGATGCCATCATCGCCAGCATTGAGGACGGGACACTATTTGATGTGTCTGTTGGTTTTGGCAATGAGGTTGACGAGTGTTCCATCTGCGGGAACGACATCTGGGACATAAGCAAGTGCGAGCATCTTCCTGGGTGTACCTATGATGGTGAGTTGTGCTACATCATTTCCAAGCCCCCGGTTATCTCATGGAGCTTTCCGCCGTCTTTGACGGTGCTTACCCTGGGGCGATGGTGCTTTCCTCCGCTGGTGGTGACAGTGCCAGGGACCTCGTTCTGCTGAGGGATGCAGATCTCAAAAACGTAAACCCAGAAGCGCAGAAGTTCCGGGTTTACAGTTCCAGCAGGGGAAGGTTGCTCACCTTCGCCAAGAAGGAGGACTTGGAGAAGAAGATTTGGATTGCAACCGGACAGTATGAAGGGGGGAGCTATGGCGTGAAATTGCAAACAATCCCGGAAGGGGGTGAAAACGAAAGGTGGAAGGTGAGATTTTGGAAATGAATGATGAGTTCATCTCCATCTCCAAAAAAGAAGCTGTTGAAATCCTGGGCAAAGAGTACGATGCCGACACCATCCTCAAATTCGCCAAGGAAGGCATTGCTTACCGTGAAGAGTTGATCCAGGAGACAATCGAGTGGGGCATCCGGGCGCAGGGCAACGACTTCCCGGCGGACGCCTGGAAACAGCTCCTGAGCGAACCGGGGCGCACCATTGAGGCGATCAAGGACTTCCGGGAGCAATTTAAGAAGCAGGCGGAAGCGGCTATCCCGGCTGGAAGGAAGACTTCTCCGGAAGCAGGAAAGGGCGTTGCCGCCGTGAAGAGTGGCGTACCTGACGAGTGTTTCAAGGCGTAACCAACTGACAACCAGCATTAAAGCCCACGGGCGAAATCCCGGAGGGCTTTTTTAGTTGCCAAAACTTGAAAGGAGTGAATTTTCATGGCTCGTGGTGGACTTGATTGGGAAGGCATTGGTGCCCGTTACGTCACCTATAAGGCGAATGCCGCCTTAGTAAGCACGGTGGCGGCAAGCGGCGTGGCGGCTGTGGAAGGGAAAGCCGTGACCATTACCGGCAACGGCGAGGTTGGCTTCGGCAGCGCAGGACAACCTCTCCTGGGCAAAGTGGACAAATACGAATCCGACGGCTATGTGACTGTTCAGGATGCTGGTTACGCCGAATTGCCCGGCGTTTCCGGTTCCCTGCCCACTGCCGGCAATTACGTCGTGGTGAATGGCCAGGGTGCCGTCGTTGCTTCCGCCGGCGCGACCGGCCCGGCCAGAGCGGTGAGTGTTGACGCCACCAACCTCAAAGTCATGGTCCTGATTGCCTAACCAGCGAAGGAAAGAAAGGAGTGTTTTAAGATGGCAGAAATTACCCTGAACCGCGATATGTACCTCGCTGCGGCTGCGGAAAAGATGACTTTTTCGCAGTACCTTGAGAAA